TTCATGTTCAGTTGTCATAGATGATAAATCTACACGACCATCTCCAATGTCATATAATTTCCCTTTACTTGGAAGATAAAAGGATTCCGTAATAATATTGCTCATCTGAACCTCATTTGTATAAATCTATATAATAGGAAAATATCTGTTAGTTATCTCAATATAAAACTGAGATTCTTTATCATAATCGCTTTTGGTTATCTTATTTAGGAAGGAGGAATTAAGAAGTTGGATTATTCTCTAATTCATCTATACTTAACTGTTCGCCATCATTAATATCACTCTTTTTAAACCTATATTCATTACCAGGTTTAAATTGTGACTTAGTTTTTGCCCACTTATTACTTGTATCTATAGTATCTTTATCAGTACTTAATTCGTCTGTACTAAACATATCCAATTGAGTTTCTTCAAATTCTCTCTCATATATTGCAGGATATATTATATCTGCATACATTTGTTGATAATGTTTTTCCATGTAATTTACGTAATTGTAAATTACACTAGCTAACCTTGTCAACCAAGAAGTGTTGGCTAAAACGAGAAGTATGTGTTTGCACCCTCTGCCTTTGGTATCATCTTTATTTTGCCAATGTTTTCCGTCTTTACCGCCGTCACCTTTCCAAGTCTGCTCACCCTTGATATAATTAATATCATTAATCGTTAACCAATAAGCAAACCTATATGTAAAATCTGGGCACGTGCAATGGACATAGACATCATTATGATTGAAGGCTGTCAATAAAGCCCTTATTATAAATCTAAGCTCTAACTTACCTGTCCCCTTATTTATTTGGTCGTGTAAATCGTTAAGGAAATTACTAAAAGATAAAGAAACGGTATACTCATCGGTTTCCCCCTGTACTTTGAGATTAACATCGAGAATTCCATCTTTAAAGAGCTTATTCATGTCAATTGAATTAAGCTCCTTTACCGATTTCTTTACCTTGGAATGAAGCCTTCTCTCATATCTATTTTTCCCTTTAGATAAGTCACTTGTATAATTATCGGCGGATTTTGATTTATTAAGTAATTCAGCCCTTTTAGCTTCAACTAAATTGTTCATAATCCACCTCTCTTATCTTATAAAAGACTCCATTGATAATTCTCTCGCAGTAGCCTCTTTTAAAGCTCCCTTAAGCTCATCAAGTAAACCAAGATTTCTAATATCTTTGAAAATCTGATTGCCTTTACCATACTCGCCATCTACTTGAATAGAATTTCTTCTCATCAAATAGAGTGTATCAATGGCATTTTGAATTTCTTCTTTTTCCTTGAAGAGTAGAACATGCTCTATCTTCTTTTTCCACTTATTAACTTCTTCAGAAGTATCATAATGTGTGATATTAGTAATAGGCTGTGGAAATTTTATCCACTCATCATTGCAAACAGAATAGATGCCATTGGAAGTAATACCAGAGTTAACATCTTGCACATACATTTCAATCTCAATTCCCCTAATAGAAATTGGATAATTCTTGTTAAACTCCGATTTTTTACCATTATAAACGGTTTGAAGAATCTCTGGGCTTATAGGAACGGCATCAAAATTACATATAATATGAACATCTAAATCCGAATGTTCAGTGTAATTAAAACTACAATTGCTCCCTACAAGCTCGATATCTACAATATCAATAGGAATATTGTAGAGGTCTTCTTCAAATTGCTCTACAATATCCACTATCTTTGACTTTACTTCTGGGAGTAATTGATTTTCCTCGTCCCATAATTTAGGATTAAGACTATTATGAACTTGTATATCTTCAAATAACTGTTTCATAATTAATAATTATCATGCTAACTGCGGGAACCTTTTTTAAAGTATTCACCATGTGGCTCATTAATAGATTCAAATTTAGGGCGATGTTCTAAACTTTTTTTCGCTTGGTCTTTAAGAACACGACTTGCATCTGCATTATGTCTAGCCAAATCCGCCTTCAACCTACCGCCTGTTTCAATGTAAGAATCCATGAAATCTCTAGCGTTCTTTGCATATCGTTTAGAGCCTTTGATATCCTTTTCATAATTTTTGTTAAAAACTTGAAGTTTTGACTTGCCTTGAAGTCCGGGGATATTCTGAGGTTCTAGTATATCGGGGTCTCTATCTGCCTCATAACGAGCACGAGACCTTTCATCACGTTTCTTTAAGAGATTCAGTTGGTCTACATCGTCAATATTCGTGGCTGTTAGATTGCGATTAATGATAAAAGAGTCTCCTTTTCCAATACCACTACTCCATGAAGCACCATTTTTTCTAATGTTAGGATGATAATAACCACCAGTGCCATCATATCTAACTAAATCATTATCAGCAAGGAATTTCTTTTCTTTTGCAGTTAATTGTGAAGGCTTCTTATTCAGAATTCTCTGAATCATCTCATTGTTAGCTTTAGCTTCATCAGAAAGAGCTTCGTTGGTAACTCTCCGCTCCTTACCATTTTTGTATCCGCAAATAACCTTGAGGTTGCTGTCCCCAAAAACTCCACTGTATACAACCGCACAAGTTGCAGAGCACTGTTGAGAATACCTCTGCGCCTTATTCATTGCAGATTCTACGGAATTAAAATTTCCAAAACGCTCACCAGTTTCTAAATCTACTATGCTATAATTCTCTTTTAGAGGCTTATTTTTGATACTCTCATCAAGGATTCCAGAATCAATAAGTTCTTCAGCCTCTTTCCTAGATTTAAGACCGTCAGCTTCAAGTGCTCTATGAATTTTACCTTTTCTATCACTAGAGAAGCTAACAATTTTATATTGGTTATCATCATAGTAGATATAATATTTTCCATATCTTCTAGGGTCATCATAATCATCTATGACAACATTTAGCTGTCTTTTATCTTCATAGTTTTCTAGGCTCTCATTAAGACTCTTGCGACTTTTTATTTTGGGTTCTTTTTCTACAAAAGACTCGGCAAAAATCTGTGAAGCTTTTGATAAATCATTAAATCTAATTGATTTCATTAATCTCTCTCTCTCTTCTGCAATAAGGGCTATGAACTCTTTTATTCATAGCCCTTATTTATTTGCTATAACTTACTCGTCACTTAAATCAAGTTTAGCTCTGTCGTATTGAATAGTAGCAGTAACTCTTCTAGCATCATTATTATCAACGCTTAAGTCACCTTCTGAAATGCCACTAATCCAGCACCCATATAAAGTCCAAGTTCTTACAACTTGATAATCAGGGCTGTATTCAATAAGCTGACAATCAATCTTATAATCGGACTGAATACCAACTTTTTCGGTATCAACATCATAAGATGCATGTTGCCAAGCCATTAAAGTTTCAATAGTCTGAAGACCAATGAAGTCATTAAGTACTAAAGTACCAGAATTAAACTGCGGATTCCCTGCATACTTTAAAGTGCCGTTTCCTCTTTTAACTTCGATAACACCTTGCTCAAAATGAGGAATAGAAGCTTCAACAACCGATAATCTAATGGCTTCAGCAAAAGTTCTAGCTGAAATAGTAGTATCAGAATTTGACTTCTTAAAAGCACTTAAGCCACCAGTAGGAATTACGAAAGCGAAGTTATTACTTCTCTGAATTTCGTATAATTCCTTATTGGCTGACATATGAAGAACACCACGAGAATCTACGCCATTATTCCTATGTACTTGGCTCTGTAAAGTTTTTCCATTAATTTTTATTGCCATTCTCTAAAACTCCTCAATCTACTCGGTCGTAGTTACGGTATCATCATCGTGTAGCTCTACAAAAATGTCAACGGCTTCCACAGCGTAAATCGGATATAGTTTGATAGTAGCGTCTAATTTAGTTGGGTCATCATTTATATTTTTGATAATCTTATAATTAGTTAACCCTCTACCTGTTACCATCCTATCAAGAAGCGGCGTAATAGCCGATTTGAAATTCAGCCACAGAACATCATCATTAGGCTCAAATATAGCGGCTTTTGCGGCGGTATAAGCTTGTTTCTTAACATCACATATAAGATTTCTAATATTGAGGAAAGAAGTAGCGGTTGCGCCGTTTGCATTTTTCTTTAAAGTTCTATTACCCCAAATAGTTTGAGCACCATTGATTCTAGTAATAGGATTGATACAAATAGCTTCGTTATTATAACCCATATTTTCTGCGATGGTGTTCGTTAAAATATTTATAGTTCTAATACCGTCAGTAGAAGTTAAATTGACAACTCCACCTCTTGCAATACCGGCTATTGCTAACCAACTATCATTGGTCTGATTACTCTTTCCAAGAGCAGTTAAATATGCATAAGAACCGGGGAAGTCACAAGAACCACCACCATAATTAACAGTATAATTTCCCCAAGGAGTAAACATTGCGCCATACTCACTACCAGCCATATTCTCTCTTACAGAGGAAAGAACAGAATTGCTACCAGATAAAGGTCTGCTAGGATTATTTGTATGGTCAATAAAAGCTATACAATCACCTCTAGTAGAAGCAATATTTAACATATTAGTGGATAGCGGAGCACCAATATACTCAAAAGTAGGATATGCACCAGAGGTAAGATACTTAATATTATAGGTGCTCTTGTCTGCTATTGTGCCATCACTATCACTGCTAAAGTACTGATTTAATTTAGTATATGCTTTCTCTACGGTTATATCTGCATCAGTATCATTCATTCTTTCATATACTACTTGAATTCCCATACTGAGTAATCCAATAGCATATAAGAACGATGGGTCTATATCACCGTCTTCAGCCCAGAAACCACCTTCTGGTACAGCAACTTCAGGAAATACATACGAAGAAACAGTAGAAGTAGTAAGAACTACTGTAATCGTATCTTCATTCGCAGGAGTACCCGCATCTATAGTTAATCCGTAATCAGATATATTAACTGTTTTAGAATCTAAAGACCAAGTAACAGTACTACCTGAAACTGAAGCTGTAAAAACGTAAGTGCCACTTTCTTGAATTTGAGAATAAAAAACAGAATCTATTACTGTCACTTCTCCTTGCGAAATATCAGTAGTGGCTTTACAAGATGGTACTACCACTGAAGTAGTAGGATAAGTTTGGTCTCCAACGTATCTTGGATAAATTATATTCTGCTCACTATCACGTGTAGCAAACTTACTTAAAAAGTCCGATACACTTGAGCAAAGTGTAGGTTTATCTGCTTCACCAGCAGTAGCAAACCCAGGCACATATGCAATCTCATTATCGTAGGTATTAAGAATAGGAGTTGTGAAATCTCTCTCGTCAATCCGAATTCTATTCATTAAAGTTTAATCTCCTAATTAACTCGAATGTAATTTTTTATCAGTTAGTTTTCATCGTCTATATCAACTGCCTCAGTAATCTCGTCATCAACAACTACAGTTAATTTATTATTAATGTGGTAATTTGAGTATTGAGGCACATGCCACAAGTAAGCATCATCTACATTAAGCCTTAATGTCAATCTTGTAAATTGACCAGGGACTAATCTTTCTGGAACTGAAGAATTATCATCTACATTTTGCTCCATTCTCAATGTTGCTACATGCACAATATTTAAATCATAATATGGAATAACTACTTCAAAAGAAGGGTGGTTTATAATATTGAAAATCAGCTCTCTAGCATAAGCATCTGCATCTTTCCTATATCTTGTGTAGATATCTAATTGATACTCAAGAAGAATAGGAATAGCATTTAATACCATAGACTTTTCTTCCGTTTGGTCTACCCTATAACCATCATAAGTTAGTGGCTGTTTATTAGTATTTTTTACTGTAAACCCATTAGGTCTACTTAACACTATTAACGGAAGAGGTATTGGCTTATCTTTTGAATTGTCTGCAATAACCTCAAACAACCTTGCTGATTCATCAGGTCCATAAATGTTAATTTGTGTATTAGCAGTCCATGACTTGAGCTTTTCTATTAAATTTTCATCATAGCTACTAACCGACATTAGACCCTCTTTCTATATAGGAAGTAATATACTTCAAGATTTTTCTTTACCATAGAAAATATTTGGGTAAATATACCACAACCTTTTACTTCCATATTACCGTCATTTATTATTTTACACAATTCTTTTAAATTGTGGTTGCCATACCTTACAGAATCATCGACTGTAATTATCTTATTATCTCTAAAATCTTTCACGACTATATGTCTTGAAGCTTCTATTAAAACCAAGTAGCAATCAATATCCAAATATTGTGAAAGTTTAATAAGCTTATGTTTCTTTATAAAAAGTGGAAACAGTTTTTTTATCTTTTCTACAAGCCATAGATAGAAACTATCTTCGTACTTTTTATCTAAAACCAAGTTCATTTCATTCTACCATTCCCAGGCTCTTTAAGTAAGGTGTAGGAATCATCAGAATAATCATAAGCAGTCTCTTCATTAAACGTATCATAAAATTCTGGTACTATTTCACAAGCAATAGAAGCAGGATATACTATTTCATTTGATAAAGCTGTTACCCTAAATAATCTCCCCTTGCTTCCATCAAGACCACCAGGTATTATGAATATTGCACCTTGTTGTAAATCCGGTAAATCATAATCTACATGAATAATTGAAGATGATGTAGATAATTCTGATACCCAACCAATTTTTCTTAAAGTCCTTTGAGTGGGGTGCTCATCAAAGATACACCCCACTAACAATGGAGGTTGATAATTACTTTCTAATTCTGCATAGGTAGTATAAGTTTTTCCAGGTTTGGGAGCACGATACAAAACACGTATTCCTTGTAATTTACAAAGCTCCCTAAAATATTGTCTATGTATTTTTATATCGGGAGTTAGTAGTGTCCCATAACGCTCTCTATCTTCACTCATTGTTTTATATTAAAATTATTCAAATTCTTTGGCTTTTTCATCCATCATATCAAAAAGTCTACGAATACTTTCTAAGTCAAGCTTGCCTTCACCAGCTAATGAGTCAATTGCTTTATGAGCTTTATTTAACTCTCCAAGAGATTTAGCGTTCTTAATACTTTTTTTCGATGTATAGAACCAACCCTCTCCTGGGGCTAATGCTCTTTTTTCAGTAGCTCCCGCTTTTTTAGCTTTTGCTATGGTTTTAGCAACATCTCCGATACTATTACTATTTTTTGACTCATTAAGCTTAACAGTACCAGAAACTCTCTTCGATTCATTCTTGATATTTTTAGTAATAAAATTATAGGTCAAAGATTCGGTGATGAGCTTATTACCTATCATCCTTCCACTAAGCCTAAAGGCTTTCTTACCTTTATTGACAGTGAGATTTTCACCGAAGAATTTTACCTTATTATTCTTGCCAATGGTGGTCGGAGTGAATTTAAAAGTAGTTGGCTTCTTTGAACCTGACTTAAAAGTAATCATACCTTCAATAATAAGCTTGTTATTATTCTTATCCTCGGTAATTTTCATAGTATTGAAAGATTTTACATTTGAGAAAGTTTTTCTTAAAAAGCTTTCCCCAAGCTCATCAAAGGAATCTTCATCAAAATCTTCGATGTCTACTTCTTCATCTTCCCCAGGAAGCTCTTCTTCATCAACATTTTCCATGTCTTCAGAATTTTCTGTATCTTCCATATCTTCTAAATCATCCATCTCGTCTTCAGGAATATTCTCTTCGATTTCAGCATCAACCTCAGGGTCAATAGGAACAATCATTTCCTCTTCGTCATCTACTTTCTCTTCGGCTTCTACATGGATTCTATCGTGCTCGGTCTCAATGTCAAGGTTTTCGAGAGATTCTTCTAAATCATCTTCTAAAGGAAGGCTTAAATATCCCTTTTTACCCAAACCACTAAATTCAGCTATATGCCTACCTGTAGTTTGTGACCAACCGTCCCAATGTCTCTTAAAATTTCCATCGGCAGTTTTAGTCATAATCGGAGTATCATAACTATATAAAGTTTCTGAACCATCATCATTAACCATGACTTTTGCTTTTCCATAGAAACTTTTTCTTGAACTTCTTGAAGGTGATAAATCGTACATTCTTGATTCTTTTAAGCTCTTACGGGCATTACGATTTTTGAGAGATTCGGTGACTTCTTCGGTCTCGTCTTCTACTTCAACCTCGTCCTCTTCCTCGTCCCCATCATCTTTAGGCTCAACCTCTACGGTCACATCAGTAGTCTCATATGGAGCAATCTGTCCAACAATTTTATACCCATCGGTAGACATGCAATAGGGGCATTCTTCCCCAACATTAACTAAATCTTCTTCAGACTCATCATCTTCTACAACCTCTGATGGGTCTTTATAAATCATAGAATGGCAGACTGAGCACTCTAACACCACATTGCCGATATAAGAATCTTTGACTTCTTCTTCTGTATCAGCGTTGGGGTCAATAATGTCTACAGTCTCTTCCTCTTCATCATTATCTAAGAAGTCTTTGAGTTCATCGGTTTCTACTGCGCTTAACTCAAAATCCTCTTCCTCAAGAAGATTAAGTGCTTTAAACGCATTTTCATATAATTTGCTCATTTATTTTTTGTTCTCCTTAATCAATCGGATAAACTAACTGTGAATTTGCTTCAAGCTGTTCCCTTAATTGGCTTAACTCTGCATTACCCTCTTCAAGTATTCCCGTATCTTGTTGCCATAAAGCATTGGATTGAGTATATCTCGTTCTAATTCTTCCAACAGTAACCTTTGTTAAAGCTACACATAACCTAATTAACACATCTATCCAATAATCTGAAACAATATCTTCAACACTGTCAAATCTTGGTATATACTCAATAGTGATATTATTTGGCGTTCCTATGGTAGTATTTATATAAATCTTGTTAGAAGCTTTATCATACCTAAATGCCAAATCCGTACCAAGGGTATTTCTTATTTGCATTGTGGTTGCCCATGCCGAATAATTGTAAACATAATTCTGCATTTGGAACATATTTCCAAGACCTGATAGAACTTGCCATTGAGCTAATTGTAGAGGGTCTGTAAATGTTTGGGAAGTAGCACTGTTTCCAGCGTCAGTCCTATAGACACGAGATACAGAACTTACTTTTATTGGAATACCATTAGTATCTTCTTTGTTTGATAAATCAATGCATGGTTTATAGGGAATGGTAATGAGTGTTGTACTACAAATATATCTTTGTAATTCTCTAAGGGCAGATTGAATAATCTTATCTATAGTAGGATTATCTAATTCTAACTCTAACAAATTACCAGTTAGCTTTAGTTTTATTTCATCTCTATATCCTGCTATATCCATATTTTAAATACCTACTATTAAAACTATTCCCCAGGTTCAGGTGCGGCTTCAACTGTAATTGCTTTGGATACGGTTTTTGTAACTTCGCCTACAGTATAACTAAATACGACCACAGTATCAGTAGTGGCTAACGCTGTAGTATCTGTCGGAGAGGTAGTATACTCAACACCAACCTCTTTTTCGCCGCTTTCAAAATATGCAGTAACAACTACATTCTTTAAAGCATCGGTGGACTTGAGGGTATCACCAACTTCATAAGTGGTTTTAGAAAATCCTGCAACTGTAATTTTAGTTAAAACCTTATCAGCAGGTTCCCATGAAGAATTGGGGATAATAGTAACATCATCTCCTGAAGCGGGGTCAATCTGAACAGCTACAAATTTTCCATCAGACTTCCTAATAATCCCACCTTCGCCATCATCAAGATAAGTATCATTGGCTACAGGAGTAACGGAATCACCATCAGCATCTTTGTAGATAAGTTCTTTGTCAGTGGGGGCAGGTACTTTATCAAGAGTACCAAAAAGCTTTTTTACCCCATCTACGATTTTCATATAAACTAACATCATAACTCCTTGCAATTATATATAAAATTCTTTTGTTGAGTATTCACGTGCTACACTCAACAAATAATAATCAGTACCTAGCCTATAAGTAGGCTAGGTACTTCAACGCTATTTAGATATTAAATTAGTATTTTACTTAAGCGGTAACGGTTCCTGCAACGAGGAGGTTAGCATTAAGAATCTTGGCATCATACATGGTAGCAAAGCCCTGTGAAGCACCACCATCAGCGAACTCAAGAAGTTGAGTAGGAACGATAGGCATATAAGGAGCATAGATACCAGCGGAGGACATTAAGTCATTTCCGTTAACACCAAAGACCATCTTACCAGCTTCGATATTAGGAGTTACATAAACCTTCATGGTTCCAAGAGTACCGGCGAAGTATGGACCGTTTACACTAGTACCATAATCAGCAGGCTTGAAAGAAGGAATCATGCTAATAACAGGCATAATATTGGAAGCAACTAACATGTAGTTAGGAACAAACTTTCTGGTGATATCATAGAGCTTCTGCTTTGCAATCTCGATAACCTCAAGGAACCCAGCATAGTGCTCCATCTTGCTAACACCAACAGGAAGAGTCTTTGACCAAGTGAGGTCGGAATCAACAGTAGCGGCATTGATTAACATATCGGTGATTTCAGTGTCGATTTCATAAGCAAGTCTGCCACAAGCCTGCTCAACAAGATTTGCACTTAAATCAACACCATAGTCCTGCTTGCTCTGGAAAGCGGCAAGCTGTGAATAGAAAACAGCAATCCTTCTGGGCTTAGCAAAGAGCTGAACATTAGCAACCTCAGCCTTGATAGTCGGAAGAGCGGCTTGAGGAACGATAGCGTTATCATAAGTGTAAGCAACTTTAACTTGGTCGCCATCACTTAAAGCACTGACAAGATTAACAGTATTAGCATCTTTATCTACAGTGTAGTCAGTAGTAAGAACTAATTCAGTCCAAGTATCAGCACCGCTAGCCTTCTTCATAACTTTGGCAACTTCGGCAACCGGAGTCCAAGCAAGGGTAATGACTTTATGAGTAGATTCGTCAACATCAGCATAACCAGCAGTCTCAACTACATTCATGCCAGTGTAGTTGGCATCAATTCTTCCAGCCGCACCATTAGGCTCACCAATAGTCCATGGGTCACCAAATACGGTTCCGTAGCTAGTCTCGCCCTTGGTGATACCAGCGGTATACTTCATATAGGGAACATAACCAGTGATACTGGTCATGGGCTGAGTGATTACGAGGTCAGGAGCAATAAGAGAAGGAAGGGCAACAGTTAACATATTTAAGCAGAAACGCTTATAGTCACCCATAGCAACTCTCTGAGTACCAATAGTGGAATCAAAAGCCTCTTGGAGGAACTTGCTGGTATTTTTTAAGCACTGTGCAATCATTAACTGCTTTCTGCTATCAAGTTTTTCACCAGCGTGTGATTTTGCATAAAAGCTCTCGGAAACCTTGAGCCTATCTTTATATTGTTCAAGTAAATTCATTTGTATTATATTTCCTTATTCTTTTTTCTTTTAGATTAAATCCCTCATAAGATATTTGAGTTGGTCATCTATCTCGTCATCAGGATTTTTAGTAATATTTAATATGGGTTCTCTTTGCGGCGGTTTAGCCTTAAATGTATAATTTTCATTTATAGGAGAGAACGGTAAACCGCTTAATGATAAGTTGTAATTTTCTAGCTCTTCACAAATACTATCTACATCATCTAATGTATAATTTTCTGGAAGTTTAGCTAATACTTCGTTAATGGAACAACCTGCTTGTTGAGCTTTCATTCCTACATATTTATTAACAGTTAAATTAACTTTCTTCTTAAGACTCTCAATGATTTTCTTGCTCTGAGCTATTTGCTTATCATACTCTTTTGCTTTTATGTCTGATGATTTCTGTAAATCACCAATTTGCTTTTCATAGGATTCTCTTAAGCTTTCTGTATCTCCTTTTTTATTTAGGGATTCTGTGAGCGTGGTCTTTAATTTAGAAATCTTATCTTTCTGTTGACCATATGCCTCTTTATAGCTTTCAAGACTTTCCTTGTATTTGTCAAGCTTCTCGCTTAACTTATTATTTCTTGTTTCTAAAGCTTTTACCTTTTGATTGGATTTAGACAGTTCAGATACAACACCATAGTAGCGTTGTTTATAATCTTCTTTTTCATTAGCTTCAGCATTGCTGACTGATAATTTCTCTTGTAAAGACATTATCTGTTTTTCTAAATCTTGGCTGTGCTTTAGTGTATTTTGAAGCTCTTCTATGATGGCCTTGTTATCTGCAACTGCCATATTTTGAGCTTTATTAACTTTATTAACTTTTTTCTTTGTTTTGTAACTTTCCTCAACTACGCCATCATCTTCAATTGGGACATCTTCAAAATCAAATGAATCCATTGTAATGGTATCATCAGCAACTTCATCATTTTCTTCGGAAACATTATCAGAAAATGCGCCGTTATTATCAGTATAGATATTATACTCTTCTTCAGTGGCTTC